AGGTCAACCCGATAGACGGTACGCATCCGTGGTGGGACGAGCGCGGACATGTACCGTTCGTGGACAGAGACAGAAAGGTAGGCGGGCGGTTGAACCCGCGACAGATGGAGACGCTGCTCGGTGAGGCTGGAGTGCATACTGAATTACCGCAAGAGGGGGCTGAATCGAGCGCCAATCTCGGTTCGACTGCGGAAGAGTATAGCGGGCGTTACAACATCTATTCTCTCGACCCCTCACTCGACCATTTTCGCCGGGTATTTCAAGGAGCGGAGGGAGGTTACTCGCCCGAAATGTACGACCAACCGGCGTTCGACCCGCGTGATTTTGTCATGCACGACCCGGAACACGGTCATTCTCTCTCCGATGTCGGACGCGAAGACACCGCGCGGTTTGTCATGGAAAACATACAGGATTTACCACCCGGTGTTGAGCGAAGCCCTGTACCCTCTTTGCGATTACCGCATGTGACCGACCATTATGGCGAAAGGGCGGTTGAGACCGGCCCTTACATCGACCATGCGCGTGAGTGGGGAGTGTGGCCGGGCATGATACAGGAGCATGGATGGGGGGCGGGCGAGTCTACTCTACATCCCGAACAGCGCGCGTTCCCCCTCAAAGAGAGCGACCAGCGAGTGTTCGTCAGTCACGAGAACCCAGCAGACCTGTCGCGAATGTATCTTGAGGCGTTAGAAGAACACTATGACAAGTTGCGGCAAGAAGGTACGCCAGCCCCCGCGCTTCGTAACTTAATGGAGAGGCAACGCGAAACTCACGACGAAATCATGAACGAATACTACCCCTTTGAATGGGATGACATGAACAAACGGACGCAGGAACATCACGCTCACGCAGGTAACGATATCACTGACTCTTACCATGCAGTCTCACAGGTCGCGCCGGCGTTACGCAAATATGTGGAAAGTCACCAACCGGACGCGTTTAAGTCGGAGACAGACAAAGACGGTACCGAAAACTGGAACAAGGCGTATGTCAATACAATGGCGCTCCTTGAAGCGGCGGAACGGTATGTGAACGGTCACCAAACCCCGGAGAGTAACAAGAGAATGGGAATCGGGGATATTATGTCTTATCATGAACGCCCGCGAATGGCTACTGCTGACGATTCTATGCGTGATGAGGGTCTGCATGAGCGGATTGGTGATTTTTTGCAGCAGGGGAACCCTAACGGGTTGAACTTGCTTTACAATTTTGTTAGCCCCGATAGCACTGTGTTCGATAAACCGCTCCGGTTGCCGGGAGGTGAACAGACTGACGAACAGCGTGAGCATGATATCGTGCGTGGTATCATGCACCACGCAATCGGGCGACTGCAAGCAACACGGGAAAATCCCGACCTTGCTGAACATGAGCACGGGCGCAGGGTGGTTAGTGATAGAACGGTACTTACATCAAGTGCGAAAAAATGGCGCGATTTCGTCCGCGAGAAGACTGCGGAAATCACATCCGAAGACGCGCGCCGATGGATGAAAGACGACCCGAACGCTGTGCTGGAATCGCTCGGGAAGCGTCATCACTACTCACTACCACGACCGGGAAGTGGGGGGAGGGCTATTGGGATTCGTCCGCAAGCGAATGTGCATGAGCATGATGCTAAGACGGAGTCAGTGGCGCTCAACAGAACATGGCAAAACTTGAAGCAACGGCATTTGCCCGGTACCAATTGGCAACTCAAGGGTTACAAACCCCATAACACTCCTTCGTACATCACAACAGAAGACGGTAACCCACTACAAACTTCCCATTCTCATTCCCGAAGAGGCCCGCATCGCAGTTTTCACAATGTGTTCAGCGGTCTGCGTCAGCCTATCATACCGAGGGAGGGTGAGACGGAAAACATGAGTGATGCTGTCATTCGTAGGGCGTCGGACGGTACTTATACCAATATGCCGGTGTTGACATCCTCGACGCAACAGCGCGCTATGGGTCACCATGTTATGCCTACATTTGGTCTTGCATTCGACCACAAGGGTGAGCCTATGTTCTCCGATGAACCACCAAATACGCGTCTGCTTAATCCACCAATGTCACTAATGCGGAAAGTTGTACCCGACCTGCAACCAATGCACGATATAGGTGCGACCGCCCAGCAGGCTCTCAGCGACCATATTGTGACAGGCGAAGGGGAGGATTTTGACGCGTGGGCGCTCCCTCATTATGCTAAGAGAGGGGGAAGTAAACACCACCAGCGGTTCTATGACCGGGACATGAAAGGTGAGCCGATGGATTGGTTGACGAATCTCGATATTCTCAAAGAGGAGCGCGAAAAGGGAGACGCCGCTCCTATCAAAGCCGCCCATCGTATATTCGACTTGTCCGACTTGCATGACCTGCGCGGGTTCAGCGGAGACTGGGTCGTCAATTCGTGGCCGGAGGGGCAACGCGCGTTAGTGGAGCGAGATGGTGACAAAATTGTCACTACTGGTGCAACAATTCCGAGTGAGTTACAGAATGAGATGAAGAAAGTCAATGAAAAGGATTTCGTGGTCGACGCAATCTATGACGGTACCGCATTGCATATCATTGACCTGCTTAGAATCGCGGACGAAGATGTCACCGATGAGGCTCTCAAGCACAGGATGCGGGTACTGCGTGGTGGGTTTGAGGCGAGCGAGAAGGTGAAGACCCCGCAACCTGTCAGTACGAGACAGACTGACGATGATGGGTTGAAGGAAGCGTTAGACGACCTCGGTGAAGAAGGTGTGAAGCGGTTTATGCTACGCGACGCTGAATCGACCTACATGGAAGGCGAGACACGGCACCCGAAATGGGTGCTGCTCGATGACGAGAAGCAAGTCGCTGTCGTCATTCTCGGTCAGCGCGGTCAAAATGACCCGGTATATCGACTCGGTGTCGGCCCTATTGGTGATGAGGCGGCCGAAAAACTCGGTAACCGCGCGGCGACAGTCGATGGTAAGCAGTACATGGATATCGGGACAGCACGCGGGGACGGGTCGTTTGATGATGGCGATTTTGCTACTGTGAGTGTGGGTAGCGTCTCCCGCAAAGAGCGCGGCGGCGAACCGGTGTATGCGCTGCACGGTGCGAAGGTGCGTAAGCCGGCAGAATCACAGGCGACGGACAGTTTAGACACGCTCGACTTGCTTTCTAAGTCGGGAGTTCCTCACATACCGCACAGCGTGGTTGTTGAGGGCACACGAGTCATTATCTCGTTGCCTCTAATCGAAGACGATGTCATATTCAAAGCACAGCGGCTGGAAAATGAGACAGGCGCGCTGCTTAATGTTTGGAGAATAAGTGCTGGAGAGTCTCTTAGTGGCGCGTACCCTGTCCGAGTGGCGGAAACACTACGCCCGTGCTGGGAACCGCTCGCCGCGTTGATGCTCAAAGGGTGTACTAAGAAAATTGACTACGACCCGCGGTCTTACCTTCACGACAAAAAGAAGAACAAAAAGGCCGAAGTGTCACTCGACCCGCGACCCGAGGACGAGAAGCCGAAGAAGGTTGACCCGAAGCAGTTGCTGAAAGACCCGGTTGTCGTGAAAGCGTTGTTCATGCTCGATGAACTGCTTGCTAAAGAGAAAATGACTTGGACAGGACCGCGCGGTCTTGCTATCGGTCCCGGCTCGGAAGACAGCGCGCCGCGAGGGCCGACCGAATTAACGCGTCCGTCCACGCTCCCCGACTTCTATCCGGGTGAGGACGACCCGGAAGAAACCCCGAAAAACGGTAAGAAAACCAAGAAAAACAACACAATTACTACAGACGAAGGGGAGAAAGCAACGCTTCGTGTGACGGATGATGACGCAATGTTAGAGTTGCGCGCGGATTAAATACCATTACAGCGCGTGGGTGCGGTCAGTGGTCGCAAGTGCAGTCATGGCAAAGACAAGAGCAGGGTTCTCACCTTTGCTCCTCAAAGGGGTCGGCGAAGACCTCATTGTTGCAGGCTACGCGAGCGTTGAATTGGTCGACAAGCAAGGAGACCTCATCACCACAGGCGCGCTTAATGAAGCGTTCCGCAAGTTCATGGATAACTCACAATGCAGAAATGTCCAACTTGCACACTCAAATATCCAAGTCGGGGAAGTTGTCCCCGAGTACACAGACTCCTCCGGGCGCGTATGGAAGTCCGAAGTCGATGATAGCGGCATGTTCGTCGTCATCCGACTACGGAACGACATCGAGAAGGCTCGCGAAGTCGCCTCCGAGGTGCGAAAGGGCAATCTTAAGTCCTTTAGCATCGGTGGACAGGCGTTTGAGCGAGTGAGCAAGAGTAGCAAGGAGAGAGGGAGTTATCGGGAAATCCGCCGAATGGAACTGCATGAAGTAACAATATGCGAAAAAGGCATCAACCCGGAAGCACAATTTAGAATACTAAAACAGGAGACTGAAGAAATGACAGAAACAGATGTTGTAGCACAACTACATGATGTGATGGAGCGCTTGTCTAAGAGACTCGACGATGCAGAAGCGACGCAGAAGGGAGAACTCCCACCTGCGCTTGCGGAGCATACGAAAGGTAAGTCGAAGGACAAGGACGACAAGGACGAGAAAGACGACAAGAAGGACGAGAAAAAGGACGAAGAGGGTGACGAAGAGAAGATGGCTTACTCCGACGATGATGTCGAGAAGAGCAACTTCGATGATGTCATCAGCACCGATTATCTCAACTGGTTGGAAGGCATGGCGAAGAGCGCAGGGGTAGATACCACTGCCGCGCGCAGGCATTTCGATGGTGTCGAAAAGGGATATGGCCCCGGCCAAAGTGGTTACGACCACCGCGGGCAGGGTAGTATTGAAGGCGCAGGTGAGGAGGACTCACAGAAGCGACCTAAAATGGACATGGGCAGTGGGGGAAGCGGCAACAAGTTCGCTATCCGCGCAAGCGCAGACCCAGCACCTACCGGCAACAAGTTCGTAATCAAGGAGGACACTACCCCCGCGCAAGTTGAAGAGGCATACGCTGTCTACAAGCAGGCTCGCGCAGAACAGGAGTTCAAGAGCGAACTCGGACAACAGTTCGATTCACGGTACAATACCGAGTCGGTCGCCAAGACTGACGAAGACGCTCGACAAGCATTCGACAGCCGAGAACCACTCGGTCAAGTACAGAAGGCGATTTCCGCGCTCAACGAGCGAATTGACAACCTGTCCAGCGGCGAAGCCGGCGAGACAATTACCAAGAGTGCGCAACGCGCACTCGTTGAAGTTCCCTCAAGCGACGACCTTGCTGACATGAGTTGGGACGATGTTCACAGACTCGCAGCAGGCGCACTACGAGGAGGCGAATAATATGGCAAGAGACTATGTACGCACAATTCAAGACATGGAACGGTACTACTACGGTGGTACAGCACTGACAGGCTACACATACAGTAGTGGAGATATTCTCAAAGCGGATGCACCGCTCTTGAGTACCACTGCTGGTACCTACCAAGCAATCTACGGACGCAAAGTTTGGAGTCAGTTGAACCAAGAGTTCAACGCCTTCAGCATTTTGCCGAAGAAACCGTGGGAGAAGTCGGGTTGGAGAATCATCACCGCTAAGGCTTCCTTCACAGCCGGCGGTGGTGTTGCTGAAAACGCGACCTTACCGGACACAACCAAACCCAACTTTTTGCATGTTGCAGCCAAACCAAAGACCATCGCGCACACCTTCGACTTGTCGGAAGTTGCGATGTTCCTTTCGGACAAGGATGACGGTATGGGTGATGTGCGCCAAGTTCTCAAAGAGGAAATGGGCAAACATCACGCGGACCACATCAACCGAATGCTGACAGCCGATGTCGACACCCCAGCATCGAACGACTTTGAATCACTTGACCGAGTCACTTCTGACCCGGATAATATGACTGCCGGTGTGCATGTAAGCGCTCTTACCGACCACGATATGTATTCAATTACTCGTGACGGTAGCGCGGATTTCCACAGTGCAGAAGTCAGCGTTGATGCGACAAGCACCAACCGCGCTTTGAGCCTTGACTTCCTTGATACCATCTTCCAGCAAGTATGGACTCGTGGTGGTAACCCGAAAGTCATACTGACCGGCTACGACACACTGATGAACATTCAGCAACTCTTGCAGTCGCAACAGCGATTCATGGAGACTAAGAGAGTCACACCGTCTTACAGCGGCGTTAAGGGTGTTCCCGGTATTGAAGCCGGATTCATCGTGGCGACCTACAACGGGGTTCCAATCATCCCGAGCAAGGATGTCACCGCAGACGGCAGCAGCAGGATTTACTACCTCGACACCGACTACTTGTGGTTCCAAACAGCCATCCCAACCCAATACTTTGAGAGTGGAATTGAAACTGGTGACCCGTTCGCCATCAACCGACTCGGTCAAGAGGGGTTGTACAGAACGATGGGCGAACTTTGGTGCTCTTTCTATGGAGCACAAGGGAGTATTCGTGACCTCACTTGAGGTGGAGACACAGGGAGATAACAGGAAGTGAATAAATGACTGGAACAATTACAGTAACAGCAAGCAGCGGAACAGCCGTTGTCGGTCTACAGTGGGAACTGGGACGCGGCGGCGTAGCAGACGACGGAACAACTTGGCTTGGAGGAGGCGCAACCTATCCGGGCACGCTCACTCCATTTGAGGCGCGACAGACCGACGGTACGAACGATTACCAAAACGCTGTGAATTGGCTTGCGGTGACTTGGACTGGGGCAGTGACTACGGACACTCTTACTCTATCGGGTGATGTAACAAGCATCATACAGGCAGTCGGTAATGCAGTAGACAACACCGGAGCGACAGCAGCGATGGATTTGGCGAATGCGGGACTTGTCCTTACGCTGAATGAGGCCGCAACCGCTGGGGCACCTGTCTCGGTAGACTGCAATCTCCTCATCCTATGCGTGTGAGGGGGCATTAAATGCCCACCGTGACTTATCGCGGGCGTTGGCCTACCAAGCGGTCTCCTTTTGGGGAGTTCTCGCGTGGTATTCCACAGACTGTGACACAAAATTGGCTTGAGAGCAATAGAGGCCGTGTCGAAGGTGACCCCGATTTCGTGGTCGCAGAAGACGCGAATGCGCTACTCGACCTCGACGCGGATGGCGACCCCGACAAGGGATGGACACGACAACAACTTTACGACTGGCTAACGCTGCATGATGTGCGAGCGCGCGCTGGTTTGACTAAGGCGCAACTGTTACGCACAGTGCGCGATACTCTTGGTATGGAAGAGACTGAAAATGACGCGGAAGAGGTCGTCGAAACGACCGAAGAAGTGGCAGATGAAGGCGAATCCACCGAAGAGGCTATGAATGGAGCCGCTATCGAAGATAGCGTGACAGACTCCATAGAGACTGAAGAGGTGACTGAATAATGGTAGTGACAGCAGATGAAAGAACAAGTGCTTTTGGTAATTTCCATGTAGTGACCGGTACCTATACGGCAGGCGGAGGGACTCTCGACTTGAGTGGACAGTTCAGCGCGATACTGTCTATGGTAGCGACCGCTGATGGAGCAGTGCCGAGTGCGGCGAACGCGCCCCGAGTGAGCAACAACACGCTTACTGTGGGGATTACGAGCGCGGCCGGTGCGCAGACTGGTACTTGGATTGCGATTGGCCGTAGGTAAGCGGGGTGAGACCCCGTGGCGGTAATAGTAGCAAAGGTCTACCGGTTTGAACCGGCTGAAATACCCAATGGTACGCTCGCCGCGTCGCTTGCGGCAGCGCTTGCCGCTGATGTAGTCGATTCCGCGGATGTTGTGTCTTTTGATATGGAAATAACACGCGGTGAGGTCGTTTACACGGTGCTTCATGTATGAGAGGGGAGTATCATGTCACACTACACCGTAGACGATTTACAGCGAATGGAAAAGCAAGGCTGGCAGAAGGCCGAATCCGTAGGCGCAGGTAGTGTTACTGCTCCCGAGAATCCTCTCGCGGGTGTGACACAACAGCAACGCGCCCGTACACGCAACTTGCGTGATATTGTAGACATAGGCAGCGGTACTCGTTGCGTGCAGTGTGGGATGTTGCATTTCTGTTGGGTTGAGCGCTGTGGCGCGTGCAACCAACCAATGAACTTTAATTTGGCCGAGGTGAGAGCAGACCAATGACTTCAACAGGAGGTTGGGATGAATGCACCATGCCGGGTTGTCACGCAGCGTGTGACCCGAGCGAGGAGTTCTGCGCGGTTCATCGCGAGACTACACCTATGCAGAAGGCGTGGGGGTTCCTCAAGGGTACTATGGGTAGTCGTGAAGACCAACAGCGCGGTCACGAGCAAGCCGACCAATGGAAGAAGATTCAGCAACAGGAGGAACGCGAACAGCAACAACAGCGGATGGAAAACCCGCCCTG